TATCCTGCTCAATCTGATTTTTTTGTTCTTCATAAATTCTCTTACGGACATCATTATCTGTCATTTCTTTAAAGTAGTCCTGTGCTACTAACCAAGAAAAAATAACCAAGCACATTGCCAAGTCATCATTACAACCTTCTTCTGCTTCAAATGAATTGTGTCGTTGAGCAAAAGTTGTTAGTTCGGAAATAATATCATAATCAACAGTAAGAAGTTTATCATCTTCCATTAATGTTTTTAAATTTGAACATCCCAATTTTTTGACTGCTGCAGTCATTCTCACACCAAGTTGTGATTTCTTACCAGAGAAACCAGACCCCACAATCTGCCCTGCACGACCCCTCATGGCACACATTAATACATTATCATACTCAAGATCATATTGCAGAATACTTGCCACCTGGTCTCCGATATCGTTGACCTCAATTAATAACCAGGCATCATTATAACCCTTTGCTACTTGGTGAATGATGCTTGGAAACATCATTGGTTTAATTTCATTATTTCTATACTTTGCCACAACCTTATATGGAAAGTTTGTAATGTCATAAACAATAAATGCCGAATAATCATTACCAATTCCTCTTGCCACATCGACTGTGATTAGATAGTTATTATCTTGCTTTGCTTCTTCATAAACATCCAGTCCAGCATTTCTCTTAATTGGATCTTCATATACAAGATTTCGTAGTTTTGATGGATTGATGAGAGTATTTACAGAACCTAAAAATTCACATTCAAATTCAACCTTAAATTGCTGCTCACTTGTGTTTGCAATCGTCTGTTCCTTCCATGCTGCGTCTCTACCGGGCACTTCGGACCAATGGACATCCGTAGCCACATATGCATTCTTACCCCTCTCAGAGTCATGCCACATGCGGTAGAAGTGATTCATACCACGTGGAGTGGAAACAATAATGACCTTTGTGCTTTGACCGGAAGAAATAGTAGGATAAACCGATGCAAAGAAGTCATCGGCAATGTGATTTGGAATGAACGCAAATTCGTCCAAGAAGATGATATTGTATGAACCACCACGAACGGCAGATGAAGAAGTGGAGTTTGCAGAAATTTTTGACCCATTTTCCAATTCTAATGAACCTTTGTTCCACGATAGAATGCCTTGCTGCATCCACTTCGGCAGATTCTCATAAGCAAGTTGTAATCTTCCCAGAAGGTCTCTTGCCGTAGATGCCTTGTTTGCCAGAATAGCAATATTTACATTATCGTTAAAGACTGCATAATGTAATAGATATGAGACACAAGTAGTGGACTTACCTGTTTGACGAGGCATCTTACAAATATTAAATCTGTGCTCGTGGAAGTTACTAATTAACTTCTCTTGAAACGGATACATTCTAAAAGGCTGTAGTCCGTGGTCAAGTGTAACAATCTTAATATAATTGAGTGTAAAATATACAGGATCTTCTTTACACTTTAAGAACTCATAGATTTGTTCTTCAGTAAACTCGATCTGAGTATTTGCCCGTTTTAAATTTGGATTACCTAAGTAGATGTTATCAGACATAATTTTTATAAGTTTTCATAATTCTGATGATATATTAACAATTCCACTTTCTTAAGGATAATGCTTTTCTTGTTGGACGACCCTTTTCATCTTTCATAGGACCAGGCATTCCACCCATGCGAGCACAGAATGATTTTCTACGATTTGCATCCTTTGAACCTGGTTTTAATTTTGATGGTTCTGTCGTAACCGCAGTCTGTAATTTTGATCCAGGATTCTCTTTGCGATAAGAAGCAATTCCTTTTTTATTTAGACCACCCTCAGGATTCTTTCCCTCTTTTCTTTGCCAAGCAGCAGATGCTTCACTTATAAAAGAATCGAAAGATTTTCCTTCTTTGGGGACACAATTTGGGACTATTTTTTTACCTTTCTTCTTCATACCTTCTTGCTTATAACCATCCCAACAATCTTCTGATTTTGTACCCCAATTAGTAGCACCAACTTTACGACATTTGACAAGTGCTCCAGAAGCATATGCAGATGGCCAAACATCGTAACGAGATTTTACTTTATTATAGCAAGCATCTTTTTTACCACTACCCTTTCCTGCTTTGTCTTTTACCTCTTGGATATTAATTTCTTCGGTCCTTACATTCGTTGGTTTTGAAGCACCAGATTTTTGTGGTTGATTTGGATCCAAACGATTTTTTCTTCTTCTTGCCTTTTCTTCTTCTTCGGGTGAAAGATTTGCTGCCATTTTTGAACTACCACATTTTGGTGTAGAAGTTTGTCCTTCTTGACGGGCACAAGGTTCTCCTGCAAATTTTCCACCAAGTTGAACCCACCCTTTTTTTCCTGTGGATGATTTTGATTTTCCAAACCAATCACGAAGACCTTGATCACCGGACTTTGCTTCTTTTACAAGACGGTCTGCTTTGATGATATCAATAATCCGAAGAAAGGTATTACCGTTTGCGTCTTCAATTGTTACATCCTCATTAACTTTACTTTCTCCACTATCAATATAATCTGCCGCAGTATCAATATAGTCTGCTGCCTTTGTAATCTTTGATTGGACCCAGGCTTCAATATTACCTTCACCTTTCATTTTTTTCTTTAATCTATTTGCCGCATTGATAATTGTGGATATTTCAGAACGAGCCATTGAATATTCGTGATCTTTCTCCTCATTTGCTGGATGAGGTCTATTGGGATTATATTTTAATTGGTTTGTGGTTAATGGTTCTGCTAAATTTATTGCTTGAGAAAACATATCCCAATATTTTGCTCCATATTTACACTCTTCTCTTATTTCACTTTTTTTACATGCTGGACAATATCTTACTTCAGCAGTTTCTTCGTAAGCCATACCTCTTCTAGTATGTTTTAATTCACCTTTTTGTTTTGCAATTAGTTTAGATGAATATTCTTGTGCTTTTACTGCACTGGAAACATTTTCATCTGGAGTATTTTTCTTTGGGTTATCATATGCGTCAACATCACCATCAGCATCCCTATCAACATATTGAACAACAGAATGGTGAACAAGATGTTTAAGTTGAAGATTTGGATCTAATTGATGTTGTGATTTTTTTAAATGAGGTGTTTTATGCGTGAATGTTGCTTCGTTCATTCCAGTTTATCATCTACTAAGACTAATCTTTACTATTTAGAAAACCTTGTTTAAGTATTTTTGAAAGTTCTGATGTTGAACCAACAAACAAAGCATTATTGGTCACACTACTTGGTGATTTTACAGTATCCTCCTCAACATCTTTTAATTTTTTCTGTAAGTCAATTAATTTATCAGTTGTATCTGCAACACTTTTAATTAATTGTCCAGCAACCTCATATGCTCTTGGTGAACCACCTTCTCCAGCAAGTTCCATAATTCCATTAATTGCCTCTTGACCCTTTTCAATCAATGAATATAAATTTGCTCTTGTATATTCATAATCTTTTTTAATATCATCAGATTTTAGAGGAACAATATTTAACTCTTTTTCAACCTTTTCTACTTCTACAATATCACTTTCAATATTGAATGTAGAATCTAAATCGTCATATTTATTTTTCATAATGTTTATAGATCTCTTTGCTGAGTTGGACTATAAACTTTAGAATCTGTAAATGTTTCCCAAGTTTCACTAAATCCAAAATCATCATCTGGATTGGAATCAATTGGATCGGGAGTTACCGTATATCTCATTTCCCTCTTTGCAGTTACAACATCGGTTGACATATGAGTATCTACCTGTACCTTTCTAATTAGACCATCAGTAGTCTCTGCAATTGGTCCAAATAAATACGTTTTTGCAGTAAATCTTAGAGTATAGATTAGAGATCTTCTTGTAGAAAAATCACCCTCATAATCATCTTGAAAATCTACAGAATCTAATACAATAGGTACATCCCTTTTTTCACCTATAGAATCAATTAAATCAATTGTAATATTGAATGATGGTTGGAAATAAGGTAAAATTTGCTCAACAATTTGTAAAGCATCATCATTTAATTTTGTCAAAATATTTAACTCAAATCCTATATTATATGGGACCGGCATGAAAACTTTTTTTAGATTGTTTCCATCCAGAGCTTTGAATGTTTGTGTTATTCCAGATTTTCTTGTTGGATCATATTGAATAGAAGTCATCTCAAAAGACATTCTTGGAAGAGTAATTGCAATAGCTTTGTTTAACTCTGCTTGCTGCTCGATCTTTGCTAAGAACTTTTGCATTGGCCCATATGCAATTCCAACCTTTGTTTCATCAAGGGTTAGATCTTGCTTATTTTTATGCCTAATATAAATGTCATTAAAAAGTGTTCCAAAACCAATAATTGTTTTTCTAATAATTTCGTGATAATAATAAGTTCCTAACATTAATAATCTCCAAAAGGATTAGATTCCGAAAAGTCAATAATTAAGTCTGCTGCATCTTCTATTTCTTCATTTTGATCATAAGGATCATCATAACTATCAGTGGTATATTCCTTTATTAAATATCTTGTAGATGATATACTACCAACAATTATTTCACCAGGATAAAATTTGCCATCATTTATAGATACTCTCAAATATGTAGAAGGAGGAATTCCAGGAAGATTGGATATAACAGTTCTAAAATCTCTTATTCTTGCTACAGTTCCCGATGTTTGTCCAATAACAGATTCATTATATATAAATGTTCCGACACCAATTGTAGATATTCCGGAGATAACAACAGATGGTTGAGTTGTATATCCATATCCAGTATTTACAAATCTAAGTTCTGATACAGTACCATTGGAAATAACTGGATCAACAATAGCAGTAACTCCTACAGATGGTCCAGATATAGTTACTGTCGGTTTTATATAATAACCACTTCCACCAATAATTTGGAAATTGGAAATTCCATTATCAACAATAAGTGCAGTTGCTGCTGCACCAACACCATTTCCACCTGAAATAGCAATGGTTGGTGGATTTGTACTTGTATATCCAGAACCTGGATTTGTAATTAAAATTGATTGAATTGATTTTACTCTACCCTTTGAGGTTGTAATTGCTACTGCAGTTGCTGTAGTTCCTGAAGTTGGACTTGATACTGTAACTGTAGGTGCTGAAGTATAACCAGATCCATCATTATTTAAAATAATTTGTCCAACCATCCCAATACTACCAATAGTAGGAATAGATGTTGCTGTAACTGCAGCTCCAACTAAAGTTAAAGTTGTAATGTATCCCTCATCCTCCACAGTATTATCAACTTCTTCTACATCAGTGTCTATCAAATCATTTTGATATTCATATAATTCACATGTTAATTCATAAATGTAGTTTTTTCCTAATTGGTAAAATGGTTTTTCCGATTCCACTCTTTTAACTTCAAATAATCTTTCACCCAACGGAAAATAAATTAAATCACCTTCTTTTGGTCTTTGAATTAAATCCCCAAAATCATAATCCGTAATCCTATTTTCTCTAATTCCAGAAGACATTCCTTCCAAAAATGGAGAAATAAATTCTTCAAATCTTTCTCTAGAAATAACTAAACTAATCTCATTTTTTAAAGTCAATCCAAATTTGGTCATAATATCTGAACCTGGTGCATATCCATCATAATTATTCAAATATGCTTCAATAACAAAATTATCATCAAATTTTGATGATTGAATTTCTCTTATTATGTCATCAGATCTTAAAATTTTTCTGGGTAGATAATAAACTTCAATCCCATACATCCTCAACTGCTCATTGATGAGATCTTGAATTAAAAATTGCTCATTTGATGATCCTTGCAAAAAAAATGGATTCAGTGCCATAACTATCCAATAAAGTCGTAAGGTGGTAATTCATACTCTAAAGCCATTCTTTGCTTAATATCTTCCATCTCTCTTTCTGCATCTTCATATAACTGTCTTCCATTCAATTCAATTCCTCCAGGTAATTTGACACCTTGGAATTTAATTAAATTTTGTCCCCATTGTTTTTTAATAAGTATAGTTAAATACTTTTTAAGAAAACTATCGTTATAAACATTGGTAAATGTATTTGGATCCAATATTCTATAACAATCAATAACAATGTATTGATCTGGAGTTTGTGATGCCCAATCAATATCTAAATGTAATCTATTTTGCCTTTTATTAAATCTAATTTGTTTATCTGTTGTCAATAAGAAATCAATATCTTCCAAATATGATTTGACCATAGCGTATTGTAGAAGTTCAACGGAGTTAAAATAATATAAATCATTCAAAAATAACTGATATTTAATACTAAACATTCCACCAGAAATTGAGCTAGTATCAAATTTAAATATCTTCTCTATACCAATTATTGAATCTGGAACTTGAATATAATTTGATGTCTCATAAAAATTAAAAGTTGTACTGGCAATTCCTACCGACGTTCCTGTTGTAGTTACTACTCCTACACCATTAGTATTTCTACCTCTCCCTCTATCAATATCTGCTTGAGTTATTTTGTACTTTAAGTACATTCTTTCAATACCATCAAAGTGCCTTTCTTGGAAGTACTGTAAGGCATCATCAACTAAATCATCTATTTGATCGTCATCTACATTAATTTCTAATACAGGTGCTCCCAACCTTCTTAAGCAATAATCTATCAAATCTTGTCTACTGTTTGGTTTTGCCATTAATATTCTCCTCCATCAATTAAACCAGATGTTAAAGTACCGGTTACAATAACGTCATTTTGAAACGTTGCTATACCGGAAACGTTTAAATTTGTTGCAGTAACTAATCCAGAGAATCTAGCATTTCTCCATCTTTTTTGACTGGTCCCTATATCATAAGTTGCATCTAAATTTGGTACTAAATTAGAAATAAATTCACCGACGACATTGATATCATCTGTATCGGAATCACCTAAATTAATTGTCCCACCATAGAAGGTTACACTACCAATAAAATTTGATGTTCCACTTACTATTAAATTTCCACCAATATTAGTGTTTCCACCAACTCCAACTCCACCTTTAACAGTAAATGCTCCGGTAGTTGTTGATATAGATACTGTCGTGTCACTGATAGAAGTACTTCTATCAATAACACTCGTCATTATAAAAGTTTCTGATGGAGAATTCCATACAAGAATTACTCCATCAGAAGTATTTTGCGCATTAACATCAGTTAAATTAATTATTTTTGTTGGTGGTGCAGAAGCGTTAGATAAAACACGAATTACATTCTGAGATCCAATTCTGTCGTTTATGTTAGGCATTTTACCTTGTTACCCCTGCTCGTACTAATGCTGCCCCCTCAATAGCTTTAAATTCTTTTCCATAGTTAAATAATTTTACATCATAAAGATATCTTCCGGGTTTTAAGGAGACAGTCTGGTTTGCTGTTAATGATATAGAAATAATACCCAAATCTGGATCCGTGACAGTGGATGCAAATGAAACATAAGTTGAACTGCCAGAATATTT